AAACAATTAGAAAAAATAGATAAACTTGTCGCAAAAGAAGATGTAAAAAATAAAAAACTGTCTAAAAAAACACAAGATGTTGAAGAAGAAGAATACGAAGAAGAATACGAAGAAGAATACGAAGAAGAATACGAAGAAACAGACGAAGATATCGACGAAGATATCGACGAAGATATCGAATTAAATTGTGAAGGATTTCCTGAATGTGAAGATGAAGAATTAGATGAAGTAATGAAAGAAATGTTAAATAATAACATGAAATTCAATATTGTATTTACAGTTGGTGAAAATGGTGGAATGCCATCTATGCAATTTGGAGAAGATTATGAAGAAGAAGAATATGATTTTGATGGAGAAGAAGAAGATGAAAAAAATAAAGATATGAAATTAGAAGATAAAAAATACGACGACGTGACAGAAGAAGAATGGTTGGAGTTAGCTAGAAAACAAGAAAAAGAAATGAAGAAAAATGGTACGTTTTATTCCACTAAATATCAAAAAGGAAATAAAATTTTATATAAAAAAAAGGGGTGGAATGATTTTAAAAAAGGAAAGATTACATCTGTTAATCGTAGTAAAACAAGAAGTAAAGTAACATATGATCTTAAATTGGATAAAAAATTTAAAGGTAAAAGTATTTACAAAAAAATATTGTCTGGTCGTATTAAAAACCAAGAAAAGTCTCCTGAAGACAGTAAAGACAGTAAAGACAGTAAAGATATATTCTCTGAACTACAAGAATTAATTAAAACCAAAGAAGGTGCGGGTAAAGATGCTATGGAGAAAAAATTTACCGAGTTATGTAAAGCACAAGAGGAAAAGGAACTTCTTTTGAGTAAGAAAAAGGATAAAAAAACCAAAGAGAAAAATTTTGTAAAACTAAGAAAAATGTTAAGAGCAAGACACGCAAGTAATGATTTTAAATATTTTAAAGATATGTCACTTGACGCTCAAACTAAAATTTTAGGTAAGCTTCAAGCTGTAAATGACTTTTCAAAAATAGAAAAACCTTATAAAATACAATTACTTGATTCGGATATTCCTGTAGAATTTAAAGCTGATGCGTTAAAAAAAATCAATACATTAGACTATATGGATCCAGGATCTGGTGAGTATTATAAAATTAAAAATTGGGTGGATACATTTATGCGAATTCCTTTTGGAAAACATCAAAATTTACCAATTTCTATGAAAGATGGACCAGAAAAGTGTCAAGAGTTTATAGAAAATGCTAAAAAAATATTGGATGAAGCAGTTTATGGATTAGATGATGCAAAAATGCAAATATTACAAATGATTGGTCAATGGATATCTAATCCAAACTCTCTAGGAACAGCAATTGCGATTAAAGGACCACCTGGAACAGGAAAAACAACACTTATTAAAGAGGGAGTAAGTAAAATTTTAAACAGACCTTTTGCTTTTCTAGCATTAGGTGGTGCTACAGACAGTAGTTTTCTTGAGGGACATTCATACACATATGAAGGTAGTCAATGGGGGAGAATTGTAGATATCTTAATTAAATGTAAATGTATGAATCCTGTTATATATTTTGATGAATTAGATAAAATTAGTGATACACCAAAAGGTGAAGAAATTGTTGGAATTCTTACACACTTAACAGATACAACTCAAAATGATAAATACCATGATAAATATTTCTCAAATATTGATTTTGATTTAAGTAGAGCTTTGTTTATATTTAGTTATAATGAGGAAAGTAAGGTTAATCCAATTCTAAAAGATAGAATGTATAGAATTTCTACAGATGGTTACGTTAGTAAAGAAAAATGTGTTATCGCAAACGATTATTTAATACCTAAAATTCAAGAAAATGTCAATTTTCAAGACGGACAAATTATTATTCCAGATGATACTATTACATATATATGTGATACGTTGTCTGATAAAGAAAAGGGAGTTAGAAATCTAAAAAGATGTTTAGAAATCATTTATACCAAATTAAATTTATATCGTCTTATGAAAGAGGGATCTAGTTTATTTAATAAAGAAGAAACAATCAAGGTTGAATTTCCTTTTACAGTTACAAAAGAAATCGTTGATAAATTAATTAAAAAAATAGGAGGAAATAAAGCCCCTCCATTTGGAATGTATATTTAAAATATAACGTAAAAATTATAATTATATTTTAGAAATTTATATTATGAAAACTAAAAAATGTTTAAAACAACAAAAAACAATAAGAAAAAACTGTAATCCGAATAAGGAAAAGGATCCAGGGATTCATGGATTGTTTGGTGCCAAGGGGCACATATCAGTTGATAATGGTAAGAAAGACCCATATAAAAATAAGGAATTTTACAATTTTTTATCTCGAATGAAAATTTTTAAGATAAATTTACAATCAAATGTTTTATTTTGGATTACATATACAATATCTATCATTGCACTTTCTATTAGTTTTGGAAAACAAAGTTCAATAGTCAAAAATATTTTTATGGGTTATTTTTCTGTAATATTAGTAATGTCGACAGGATACATGGCGCACTATCTTGCTCACATTTTAGATTTTAAACAATTGTATATAGATTTTATTGATTCCAATTATTTTTTTGGAGAGAATTTTAGATTATTTTCTGAAAAAACACATAAAAAAATACAAAAATGTATTGTTTATACGTTAGATTTTCATGACATTATACATCACGATTCAAGTATAAATAAAAGTTGGGTTAATATCTTTATGGAAGCAGTACAAAATTTATTGTTGGAAGGTGGTTTATGGATTATTGCTTCAATAATATTTGGATTGGGTATTGAATTTTGTGGTGAAATATATAGATTAAATACGGCGATAATGTTATTATGGATACTTGTTTATACTAGTGTTCATCTCATAAATTATAGAATTGTTCATCCAAATTCTCATATAGCACACCATATGGACTATTACACAAACTTGTCATTAACAGATTTTTTTGATTTAGTATTCGATACATCACATGATAAAAATAATATACAAGATATTAATCATTTTACTATAAATGTGTTGGTAATAACATTTTTATTATATGTAAGTAAAAATGTATTAGAATAATTCTAAAAGTGTGTTTGCCAAATCTTTCCCAATTTTTAATGGTTCATCTTGAATTGTTTTGTGGTTATAAATAGGGTGTTTCATACAACCTTCCATTGTTATTCCTCTTGTAAAATCATCAAGTGTGTCTTGTGCTCCTTTCATATACACATCATCATAATAATTTTTTAATTGGAAATGTTTATTTTTTTTATTTAGTGTTTTGTTAATACTATCAAAATATGGAGGCTTACAACCATGGCTATGAACGAGAAAATGATTTTTACACCCTTCGTCACCATGTATATCAAATACTATATCATAACCATATTTTTCCATTTGTTTTTTAATAGCCTTGACCTCTGGTGATTTCGTATGTAACCAATCTCTATTCAAATTTATACCTTTGCTTGTTACATACCAATGCCCTCTTTTATTTCCATCTGGATTTGCATTTGGGATAATGAAAAAGGTAAATTTTTTTACAAACGATGATTTTCTCTCCAAAAGTCTTTTTACAAACCCTTCTAATATCCAAGAATTAATAGTTTCTCCAGAATGTTGTCCGTTTACAAGCCACACTCTCTTGGGACCATTACCTATTTTTTTCATTAATATTGGGTTTTTATCCTTTGTATAACCAATCGTTTTCATATTAGGTAATAATTTTTTACTTTTTGAAAAAGGATAAGGAGGATAAAACGCAAACCACATAGTGCTTTTTTTTGGGTTTATTTCCCAGCTTAATTTTTTCCTTTTAATATTTACCTTTGTTTTAAATCTTTTCCAATTTTTATTATCATACGAATAACAAACCGTATATCCTTTCCAATCATTAAAATAATTTCTTATTTTACCTATATTGAATTTGGTTTTTCCGCTTAAATTAGATGCCTTAAAATAAAACCAATTCTTGTATTTTCTTTTAGTTGAATAAGGATAAGGTTCTTCTCGTATTTCTAAATCTACAATATTATCTGTTGTTTTTTTATGAATAATATTACCACTTTCAAAGTTTGAACTTATATGTAAGGGTTTTTTCTTAACTGTTTTATTTTTTCTCTTTTTATTATATTTTTTAGTTTTTGGCATATATAGTTTGGAGAGATTTTTAATATTATTTAAGTTATAATATTAAATTAATTATCATTTGGGTGAGATTTGGATTTTGCTACTTGAAGAGCCTTTAATCTACCAAGTCTATCCATAGAACCCGTATTTGCCTGTAATTTAGATTGGGATTTTGTAATATATCCATTTCTAAACATTGTTCCCTTTCTTGCTTCCGTTCCTACCAAATTATTATTTATCAATACAGTACCTAATTCAAGTTTATCTCTATCTGGTTGTAATGTATGTTGTTTTCGGTTAGCTGATTGTGGCGCACCAAACCCACCTGACATAAAATAACTGTTTTGGACGCTATTTGAGTTTGGAACAAATGTACCCATTACTTTTGTATCATTAAAACCTTTAGCTCTATGAGCTTGTGTTCTATTTGGTTTATGAGGGGCTGATCTCGGTTGAGCTATTGTTACATTTTTCGCACAACTTGTTTTATTATTTGTAAAACATTTACATGAAGCTCTACTTTTCAATCTTAACATATATACTAGTTGAATATTTTATTTGCGTGGGCGTCATATAGTTGTTCTATAACTAAACTAAACGAATAGTCATTGTTATTTAAATTAACTATTCTTCCCAATTCATCTAGCAACTTGATTCTCATTTTTTTTATATTTACAGGTCCAAAATATGCTCTTCTTGATTGATAAAAAATATCATCAAGTTGTTGTAAATTAGGATTATTTGGTATTTTTGCTATAGCATTTTGGTCGTTAAACATAGATTCTTGAAATGGTGATGCTAATGTGTTAGCATAATTTTTATTAAAATCATCAATCGATAATATATAATATTTGGAACCTAAAGTATCATATGTTGCTTCAGGATTAAATCCTTCTTGTTTATTGTAACTTACACCGCTAGAATCTGTATAATCAGTACCCCACTCATAATACTGTTGTCTATAACCTAATATCCACCCCATATTTAATTGAATTGGTCTTGACTGATCATCAGATAATCGCCAATCTATATTAAAAGCATGTGTATCTGTACCTGTTGGTTGTCCTCCATCTGTTAAAATTCTATAATCTCTAAAAAACCCAAATTTTCTAGTTATAGAGTCATATTTACAAGCAATTCTATTCAAGGGTAAATCACTAAAAACATATGTGTTTAAATAATCTGCCAACATATTACCACTATAGATACCATCTGTTATTTTTATTGTTTTCTTTTCTTTTGATCCAGAAACAATTGATCCAGTAGTAACATCAATATCATATAATTCAATAGTAAATTCATTTGTCCCTAATTTTGAACAAAAAGTATAATTTGCATTTGGTATTTGGACGCTCTGAACTGTTAAACTTATTACATTTTTAAATTCTTCAGGTAAATCAATAACAAAATCTGTTGCTACGGTGTTGTAGTATGATTTTCTAAATTTTGTATTGATATTAACTAATTGGGTTTTTGTTTGTTTAGCGATGGGATTAATTTTATTAGTATGATATTCGTTGGCCTTTTTATTTCTCTTTATTACAAATTTATTATTGCTTTGAAAAGTTTCACTATGATCTAATTCTGTTGTAAAATCACTTTCTATTAATTTATATTTATTTTTATCTTCTTTAAGAAAAGTAAAAAGATTATTTTTACATTGTATCAAAAACTGTTTCATTTTTTGTTTTTCGTCCTGATCCAAATTTTCTTCTTCAATATTATTTAGTAAATTACTGTAGTTTTTTTCCACCGTCTCTTTGGAAGGGTTCATACTTTTATCTAAATTAAAAATATCCATATAGTCATCTTTTGTATAATTATTTGTATCTAAATCGAAATTCATATAATAAATTAGTATATTTTAATTTATGTAATATATACATATAAAATGAGTCGTTGTTTTGGATCATCATCGAAATTATCAGCTAAAGAATATATTTATAAAAAAAGAAATTATAAACTCTTTTGTGATTTAAGAGAAAAATATATAGCAAATGGATATAGAAATACAGGTACAACAAATGCGTGTATAAATGATAATGGTGTAATTGTAAAATTTAATAGCCAAGAAGATCACGCAAATATAAAAAAGGGATTTGGACAATTTCTTTCTACATCTAGACCAGATTTATCTAAAAAACGTGTAGGACACCAAACCACTTCAGATATGAAATTTTGCAGTCCATATGGTCCAAATACATTAGATAGTAAAGGTAATGTAGATTGTAGTAATAATTATTCGTATCATAGTAAGATGTTAACTTTAGCATGTTCCGGAGATACAGCTCAAACAAAGTCGGTTGATTCTCTCGGAACATATGTAAATAGGTATGCGGAAATTAAAAACACAGAAGGTCTAGAAACCGAAACAACAGCATTTCCTACTGGAAAAAAACAAATTTATGAATTATGTGGCACAGATTTTCCTCTTAGAAATGGAACAAGAACACAAATAATAATTGCTAGTGAATTACCTACTCCAATTATTGAAAGTTTTGCGATTGTTTTTGTTTAAAATTTCTATATAATATATTTTTATATATTATATGAGTTCTGTAGCTTATTTAGACGTTACATTCAATAAAAATTTGACATTAAAAGAAGGGACACTCTACAATTTACAACAGAGATTTTTTATTACTGTTGGAGCAGACCCATCATTTAATCCAATATCTGCTGAAATTATTAATAATAGAGTTAGATT